CTCGTCATCGCCACCGCTGCACCAACATACTCGTGCCGCGGCGTGTGTAATTGCGAACACTAAACGATTCAGCCTCTAAATAAAGGCCGACATCGTCGGAACGCATCGGAACATCAGGTTTGATCGATGCTGCTTCAGTAAAATATCGAAGCAACATAAGCCAGCCTGACATCTCGTGTACTATGCGTGGCGCCTTGATAACCCACACCTTCCATTGTCTCTTTTGGAGAGCAAGGTTGGTGCGTGCTTTTCGGGGCAACCATTCAAGTGCTACGGACCTAAGGGACGGGCATGCAAGACGCATGCCATCATCCGGGATCCTCCCGTATACACGGTGCAGGTTCTCTACGATAAGATCGTACGTAGACCAATAGCGTCGATCGTAGCAGGAATTCGCATAAGCGATCCAACTACAATAAACGTTCGGCGACCGTGATGATGTCCAAACAGTGCGGAACCGCACTGGAGTAACGTCGACGCCATGAAAAGCGTCTAAGCCACACGATTCTCTAAAGAATCCATTGGTACAGCTCTTGTCTGCATTGACCATTAGGCCAAATGCTTCAAGAACTTCTATCGCGTCTCGGGTGTAACCCCTAGGGACGACAACATCATCTCCATACACTAAGATACCCTTTCGAGTTTCTTCGTTTGGTGCGGCAGCGGCTAGGAGCGCCCAGATCGTTAACGCCATTATCGGAAAGCATAAACTGCTTCCCATTGGCGCAAACTTCCTAAGCTTTAACTCCCTTCCGTCAGGAAGCACCGTTGACAAACTCCTACAACACTCCAGATACTCATATATATGACTCGGGAAGAGCAGGTGAACTAAACCGAGTGACACTCTGTCGCTGGCTTCTTTAAGATCCAGCGTACAGGTAAGACCATCAACGCTGCCTTTTAGGGCAGCATTGCGGTTAGCACTTTGGTCTGTAAAGCGGACTGAATCCCTTGTTAAGGGATGCCGCTCTACGAGCTCAACGATAGCTCGCCGAAGACCTCCCTGAATCCATTGAAAATCAACGGGTTCACAGGAGATCAGACGCGGGCCACGAGAATCTTTCGGCACGAGTATAACTCGTGCCGGCAGATCCTTTTCATCAGGGTATACACCCTGTTGATACGAATCACAAACGGCACCTAAAGACGCATTGAAGTACGCGTCCCAAGGGTACCGTTCAAGAATTCGTTCCGCTACGTTCGTAAACTCATACTTGGCCCAGAGCTGTTGCCTGGTGGCAACTGCTCCAGGTCCATGGCATGGTACGATCGAAGACGGATCAAAACGCGAAAACACTTTTGACAGTGCGATCCGCGCTTCGCGCGCTACCATCAGCATCGAGTCTGGAAAGGCTCGTTTTGTAGCTGGTGATAACGTTTCGAGCTCCTTAGCAATTTCTGCTAAGTCAGCATCGACGATTGATAAGTCGTCCTCAGTCTTTTCAAACTGAGTAACGACCGCTCGTTCTTGGTCTATCGTGTAAGGCAGCTCATACTTGTAAAACAAGTACAATGCCTGCCTAAGAACACAAACGGACTGAACGCACGGGGAGGGCAAAAGCTCTCCAGTTCTAGAAAACACTCGAGCAAAGAACTCTCCCAGGAAGCTGGGCAGTTCGGAGTCTTGCTGCGTCTTTAAACGCAGTTCAGACACATTTGCAAGAATACCTTCAGTGAGTGCTCGGTCGAGCAACTTACCTAACTTAGGGAGCGTTTTCGTCAAAAACGAAATGCCCTCTTCATCCACTCTCGAATTAACGATCGAAATCGTCTTTTCTAAAGCAGACTGGTTAAACACTTCCGCGTGCGACGTATGGACGTCGTACAGGAGAGTGGCGATGAGATTTCTCTCATCTAGGCTGTTATTAGTGGCCATATATACGGTGCACTTTCCTAGCTACACACTCTACATCTGCACGATCCCGATTTGAGTACAACTAAAACCTATGCCGAAACGACTCCCTACCTACGAACCTTCAAGACCTAACGGTGTTAAGCAAACTTATTCAGTCCGCCTAACATTCGCCACAGTCCCTACAGAAGCAGGTGAAGTCGTTCCGGTACATACCACCCCGATCAATCAGCTGGATAATGGTCTCGCTACGTACCGCACTTGGACAGTCAGGAAAACATTCCTGAGTGACAATGCGGCTCGTTTAGCGTTACAAACAACCCAGCCAACTAACGACGGCGAGTACGTATTTTACGAGGTCGCCCAACTCTAGCTACTATGACGAGCCTGCGCCCGTCACAACAGAAGGAATTCGACGAACCATTGGACTGCGTTCTTTGGTAGAACGTGTTTCCAATGGTCACTAGTCATACCAAGGAGCACCCCGAACACGAGAAAGGACAGCCGATCTCGTGAGCGGGGCGTCAACCTTGAGAACCGTTGCTTCACAGAGGCCTTAATCAGAGCCCGCCGGAAAGCAACGCAGTAGCGCCGTTACCAGTGCCATCATACAGAATCGTCGTCGACGCGCCCAAAGAGGCGCAAAACGACAATAACTCTGCAAGGACATTGGTCGGCTCGGTATTTACGGTCAAGGCACCCACAGGGGTATCCTTCACAATATACGCCGAGTCCACAACAGGCGTTTCAGAGTCCACGCTCGATATGACAGTCTTGTCAAACCGAACCAAACTCCTACGACGCTTGCTGAGCCCCGATCCCGACTCTTGATGGGAAATCAAGAGCCGATGAGGGGACGACGGAAGCTCCGCAACCATTGCGAAGATCGTCGAACGGTCACTAATGGAGATGCGGCTGAATTCAACTTCAGTTCCATCTGCCTTCTTCACTTCATTCGTGTTTAGTGTATTACTGAGCATGTATGAGAGTTCGTCAGTGCCTTGGTAGGCGCCGACGAGTACGTGGTTTCTTCAGCTTCTTACGTCGTGCTATCACGAGCGCAGAAGCAAGTCTCACCTCGTTAGAGGAGAGGCTGCTCATAATAAGAGCATTCATATTCGCTGTCATGGGTTGCCGACGATAAGCCGACTCCCGCAACAACGGATACGTTACCATCTTGTCCGCCACTCGAGCTCGCAATTGAACACTGCGCTCCCGCTTGATCGACCAAGAATAGTCTATTACGTCCAACACTGGATCTAACGCACCCTTTCCGAACTGGTCGAGGAAGTCGCCTACTTTGGCGACCCAGTCGATTATGAACGAGAAAGGTATCGCATCCCATATATGCTTCGGGTTCCAACTAAGGCCCAATGCATCTATGAGACCCAATTGCTCGATATACCGATGCTGAGTTTCGCTCCACCTTGCGATGAAACGCAACTGTGCGCAGAACTGTTCCTGAATGTTAGTTATCTCGTAGTAAGTAGTAACAACCGAATTACCCGAATTGATAGTTACGTGCTTATCTCCCGGCAACGGAGGAATTCGTTCCTCCGGAAACCAGTAAGAATTAGGCGTAACCACCACCGAGTACACGGCATTTGTCGTACTTACTCCGACACTATAACCTTCACCCTCACGCAAGTCTCTACGATAACGAGTGACTTGAGGAACACCATCGAATTGCATCAGGCGCCTCATGCGCCCTAACGAATCGATCAGGGCTTTGTGAATGCCCTGGATGTCACTTATTAGCGGTTCCACCCCGAACTTGAAGCTCAGGAAGGAACTAGCCGCTAACTTTGCTACGTGACGAAAAGTGCCCACGAGACCCTTACCTTTGATCTCGTGTCCCAAAGCACCTATCCGCCGAATGGTATCTTTAAGGTAAACGATGTCCTTCAACTCCAAAAAGAAGTTGAGGAGCTGCACACGTGTACGCACCTGCGGTAACAGTCTCGTTAGAGACTGAGCTACAAGCGCGTCAATATTCGTGGGCGGCAAAACCCAGTTTTCATCGTTTGAATCCCTATTAAACCAAGCAGGAAGCCCAAAATTAGGCTTCGCTGTAGCACCGAAGACTCCTGCGATAAACATCTCTGCAGGCTGCATCAATGACACCCGAACCGGGACAACAATGTCCGGCTCGAAGATCGAATGGAACTCACTAGCAATTCCATCCAACACAGCTCGCTCAATGTTCGTCCTAACCGAGACGTCGTACCACGCTTTATAGTGCTGGAACGGCTTCCAAGCTAGGAGACCTTGTAGAAGATTCTTGTCGACTTCGACAAGAAGTTCACGTTGGGTTGGGATTGTTAAGTCCGTCCCCTTCGATAGCTTACGTCGATCAGTTTTACTGTTCGGCGTAATCGCCTCATACCACACCTCAAAAGACGGTGTAGTTACGACGACCTGACCAAGTGCAGCACCGTTCACGTCTGAAACGTTAACGGTTCGCTTTGACTCAGGACTAAACAAGGACCTCGTTAGAAGTACTTCTGACATAACAGGTGGAATGCCAATGATGGCACCAGTTATGAGACGTGCGCTCACAGAGCG